ATAATAACCGTGTCTATTCTTTTCATCATTGTATCTATTTAATATAGACTTAAATTCTGCAATTCTATCACTGCCTACTACCATTGTTACATTTCTATAACCCATATTGTATATTTTTGTTGCTAATTCTAATATCATATTTGAAGGCATAACCATTATATGACTAGCATAGTTTTTAAACATCATAGTCATATATTTTAATTTATCCGATGGTGATAATGGATTTTTAATTGCGTCTTGCGATCTACTTAAAAATATTTTATAATCCATACCTTGACTGGCCACCGTTCTTATAAGTTTTTCGTGGCCTATTGTTGGTGGATTAAATCTACCAAAAGTAAATGCAAAAGATTTATTGGTTTCTTCTGTTTTTATTGAATCTAATTCTGCGTCTGTAATTTCACCATCTTTTATTATATCTTTTAATGCCTTATAGAAAGTTAAATAATGATATTTTTCTAACATTTTATAAATCACATTTTTAGGTAATTGATTTTTTCTACCAAATGTTTTTATTTCCTCTGGTGTCATATCTGTTGCAAAAGCGTCAGCACGATCTTTTAAAACTTCATTACCTATAGCTACTAAATGATTAATGTTATCTTCAACTTCTATTACTTTTGCATTTATTAATTCTTGTAAATCTAACACATCATCAGGGTTCAATTCTTTTAATTCTCTATAGTCTATCAGGTCTCTTTTTAATTCTCCTTGCACTACATCTATTTCTTTTACCTTTTTTTCAAAGTCGGCCACATATGCTTTAGGATTAAATTTAAATTCTTCTGCTCTTTTTATGAATATATTATTTTTTATATCAAACACTGCATCAGCCATTTTGTCGTTTGTTTCTTTTACATTAGGGTCTGTAATAACATAATAATTAATAGGATGTTTTGTACCTGGCACTAAAGCGCCGTTAATATTTCTTAATGATTTAGCTAACTCTTTTCTAACAACGTCTCTATCTTCTAAAGGCACATCAAATAAAACATTAACGTCTAAATCTGCATCATCTCTATAAGTTTTTGTAAGTATTGAACCTACTAAATTATATCTTAATACAGGTCGTATTTTATTAAATTGTTCAATTTGATTTTTTATAATGTCTAATACAACTTGTTTTAATTTTGGATTGTTTGTATTAGCATCATCAAACACACCTTTAGCGTATGTTCGTCTAGGTATATCTATCACAGCTTCTTTTACTAATTTAAACATTTGATTTTCTTATCGCTCTTTCTTTTGCCATCCATTTTTTAGCAATGTAACTTTTAATTGGTGTGTTTAAAAAATTTCTAACAGCTGAATTTACTTTACTCATTGTTAAGGTGGTTAATTCTTCATCTGATTTGCTATTATCTACAACAATAAAATTTGTTAAACCAAAAAGGTTTTGAAACTTGCCTATATTATTTTGCACAGATTGCCAAGAATTTTTAGTGATATATTCTGGAACTATTCTTTGTCTTTTAGCATTTCTTTCTAAAGCAACATTTAAACTTGTATTTACAAATATCATATAACAATCATAACCTAATAATTGTAAAGAACTAAATTGTCTACTTATTATATTATAATCTCTACCTGTAGCATCTATTACTAAACCTAATCGGCCTTTTACATATAAATCTATTTGATTATCTACAATTGCCTTTGCTCTTGTTCTTATCATGTCTCTAAAATATTGTTCTTCATCTGGCATAGATAATGATAAACCTACTTTTGATAAACTTTTTTCTAATATTATATCAGAGTTAACTAATTTTAATCCTGTACCTGCAAATACGTTTTTTGCAACAAAAGATTTACCTGAACCTGGCCCGCCTGCAAGAAAAAAGGCTTTAAATATATTAGGGTCGTATAAGCCTTCTGAAATTATTTGTTCAAACGATTTCATTAATTATCTACTTTTGCTCCTGATCTCCATTGATAACAAGACCAATATCTTGCACTGTCTTTTGGCCCTGGATTGTCACAATTATGTCTTGCTCTAAAAGATTTTCTTCTCTCTGGATCATCTCGTTTAATTTCCATATTAGGGTCACCAAAATTTACTTTAACAACATTACCTTTAGCATTCTTTACATAAACAGAAAACTTTTTAGGCCCACCTGGTGTTCTAAATGGATTGTTTAGTGTTACTTTTCTACCTTGATATTCAGATTCTTCTTGTATTAAGTCATCATATTTCATGTTTTCACAAATTTGATCTATTTCCTCTTTTCTTTTTTCGTAATCTTTAAATGTTTTCATTTATCCTTTTACCCAATCTTTGGCTATTGTAAAATTAGCACGACTAAACTCTAGCCTATCAACGAGTTTAACGGCACCCTTAACTCGATCAACTGCCACATATCCTTCAGGATTTGTTACTTTATATCCGTCTGGTGTTCTTATGAAGTGACCTATTGATTGTATTTGATTTAATTTTCTGATAAGAAAATTCTTAGCACGCTGTAATGATACCCAACTTGCGATTGTAAAATATAATGATTGTTCATTTCTGTCAATAAAATCTAAACCATTATCTCTTATTGTTCGATATTTTTTTTTAGTTTCATCTTTAGATACAGCGTCCACTTCTTGTTGTAGCATATTTGCATAATATGATCTAAACATATCTATTAGTTCTTTTACTTTAGCAATATCACCTTGTGTATTTTTAATAAAGTTATTAAAGAAAGATTTAAGTTTATAACCTACTGATAATGGCTCTGATGAATTAAATTGATTTAAAAATTTTTCTGCTTTTGATAAAGAGCCTTCAGCCATCGCTATAATATTATCAAACTGTGTCATCTCAGTATTGTTAAATGTTGCTGAACCTGATGCGTCTGTATAAGTAGCGTCTGTTACAAATATTGATGATATTTTAGGAAAACCTTTTATTGAGCCAAAACTTGCCTTTAGATTACTCATTTTACTTCCTGAGTATACTGTATGAAATACGATTCCTAATCTTGCACTGGCTATTCTTTTACCTATTTGACTATCTGTAGCCACAGCATATGTAATTGTATTCGGTGTAAATACATAAAAATCTTGTTCATCTATTGTAGTTGTTTTAACATCACCTTTTGTAAACAATAAATCGCCTTGTAATATGCCTGTGATACCTAATTTAGATAACTCTCTTAAACATACAATTAATTTATTGGCTAAATCACCATCGTGGTTTTTTAATATATCGCCTGTTGAATAATTAATTTTAGGTGTTACGTTGAATACTGATTTTGTACCGACAAAGAATTTGCCATTTTCTGGATTAATGCCACATATAACAGCAGGCGCACCGTCCCATTTAACAGTTATGTTAAGTCGGCCACCTGTATGGCCTGTAAGCATTTTTTTAATTGATTTTAGAAAATTGACCGCATTACGACCACCTTTAGAGCCTTGGTCTATAATACTATCTTCTAAATGTTCTAAGTGAGTGTTTGTACTCTTTGTTGCGAATCCTTTAAAACTAAACATTTTTCTTTCATTTTTTCCATTAATACAATCATTTTCCCCATATGTAAATCAAGTTATTATAGTATTATTTATATAAAATTAAGTTTTATTATGACACTTTCACAAAAAACGAAGATACATCTGTGCTAGAAGACGCATATCTTAATAAATCAGTTGAACAATTATTTTGCTCTACTTTAGAGCCTGACATAAATGTATCTAAAAAAAGTAAACACATATTTTTTGAAAATATAAATGAATTGCCTTTTTCTTTACACATTTTTTTAAATGTAGATTCATCTAATGTTTTCATTTTTTCAGCTGTAGAAATTTGCATTGTATTATATTTTTTATATAATTTATACATATTGTTCATATCAACACTACCAGGTTTAGTCTCACTCCAAGTATTGTTAATAGATTTAGATCCTATTGATTTTTTAAAATGTTTATCACAATAATAATTTACACCACCACCACCTATTTTTCCACCAGCGGCATAAGAACCTTTGACCTCACCTTGCCAACTTGAAGTTGAATTAAATGCTCTAAATTGTATTTCTCCTGACGTTAATTTAAAATACATATCAATTGAGCTGAAAAAATCTCCATTTTTACCAAATACAAAACCATTAAAAGATTGTTTTACTATCTGTCTATTTTTTTGATTATATTTTGTAACTGTAGCTATGCCGCCTGTTTTTTTTAATGAAACACCTAATAATACAGCGGTTTTTGTTTTTAATTCGCCACCTTTATCTAATACGGCGGTATT